ATGCCACTGAAATGTTAGCAACAATAGTCAAGGCAGCGATCCAGCAGGCGGTTCAGCAAGCTGTCGAGCAGGAAATGTCAGCACTCATACTAAGACTTGAAACGATTGAGCAAAAACTGATCAAACAATCAGAAAAACTCAGCTTTATATCATTAGATATGAGGGATGATGTAATCAATGAAGTTGAAAAAGAGTTTGCGAATCGGTTCAAAGAACTGATGTCAGCCGTAAAAATCAGCATCGAGATTTGAACAGAGCGATTTAATTTTGTTGGCGTGTCAGATATGAAAGAACGCGCTGAACTGTTTCATATTTTGGACTGGTGCCTCCTGACATCAATCGATATAGGGCGTTTGCATGAACGCCGGAGCCTTTAGCCACGGCTTGGATGTTGCGATCTGCAAGCATTTGACGAATTTTATCGAGTTCAGGAATCATTTTTCATCCCAAGTGTGAAAAAAAACCAAAAGTGTGTTGACATTTTAATTGATGTGAATTAAAGTTGCAACCATTAGCAAACGGAATTGGCCGAAAGCTAATATGAAAGGAAGATCAAAATGGAATATAGAAGCGCAAGCGCGGTAACACGCGCCCAAGTCGTTAGCCTGGTTCACAGGCTCATATTTAAGAACCACCTGCCGTTCAAATCGGCGGTCGCAGCAGCAGCTTTTTTGCTGCATGTTCATCCCGCAGTAGTGCGGAGGGAATTCTGATGGCAATAAAGCTAAAAAGGACTGGCACAGCTGCTGCCAGTTCTGGTGTCAAGATGCTCGTGTACGGGCAGTCGGGGGCTGGAAAGACCAGCTTGATCAGGACTCTGCCGAGTCCGATCATATTGTCAGCAGAAGGAGGTCTGCTGGCTATTCAGGACGCAGACCTGCCCTTCATCGAGATCAGCGACATGGAGACACTGCGCGAGGTCTACACCTGGCTGACACAGGCAGACGAGGCCAAGGGGTTCCAGTCGGTGGCGCTTGACTCGATCAGCGAAGTGGCTGAGGTGGTGTTGTCCCATGAGATGAAGAACACAAAGGATGGTCGAGCAGCATATGGCGAGATGAACAGCACCATGCAGGAGCTGATTCGCGCATTCCGCGACCTTCCTGGCCGGCACGTCTACATGTCGGCCAAGCTGGAAAAATCAACCGACGAGATGGGCCGCGTGCTGTATGCGCCATCGATGCCGGGCAAGAGTTTGACACAAGGCCTGCCCTACTTCTTCGACGAGGTGCTTGCGCTGCGTGTTGAGCGTGATGCCGAAGGCGTGACCCAGCGTGCGCTGATGTGCGACTCGGACGGTCTTTGGCTTGCCAAAGACCGCAGCGGGAAGCTAGACGCCTGGGAAGCTCCTGATCTTGGAGCAATCATCGCAAAGATCGGAGGGAAGTGATCATGACCAAGTCGATAGACCAACTGGCCGCCGAGTGGCTGGAGGCAAAAGATAGTGAGAAAAGGGCCACCGCTAAAAGAAGGGAGATTGAAGATGAAATGATAAATCTGTCTAGTTTTTCATCTCAAAAAGATGAAACACAAAAAATGAAGACATCTTTACATGCTGTAAAGATTGTCTCAAGAATTGATCGAAAAGTCGATTCTGAAAAAGTGCAGGAGCTGGCCGCCGAGCACGGGCTGACAGACCATCTTGGCACGCTGTTCCGCTGGAAGCCTGAAATCAACATGGCAGCGTGGAATGCGTCAGATGAGTCTATCACTAGGCCACTGGCGGCAGCAATAACGGCAAAGCCGGGCCGTCCTTCTTTTTCTATTGAAATTATCACCAAGGAGAATTAAAAATGGCATTTCTAGGGCAATCATTCTCAGCCGATCAACTGCCTCAGGGCAACGGTGGCAACTACGATCCGCTGCCTCCTGGCTGGTACACGGCCAACATCACGCAGGCCGAGCTAAAGAGCACCGCCGCTGGCGATGGCCAGTACATCAAGATGCGCTATGACATCATGGGGCCTACCCACGCAGGCCGCGTTGTGTTCGGCAACATCAACATAAAGAATGCCAGCTCTAAAGCCGAAGAGATCGGCCGCCAGCAGCTTGGAGAGATCATGCGCGCCATCGGGCTTGCAAGGGTGCAGGATACCGACCAGCTCATCGGTGCCAGCATCCAAGTCAAGCTGGATGTGCGCCCTGCGCGCACAGATGAGAAGACCGGCAAGACCTACGAGGCACAAAACGAAGTGAGGGGATTCAAAGCAATTACAAGCAGTGATAGCGGCGGTTCGAGTTTTCCGAATTTTGAATCGTCAGCACCAAAAGCTGAATCCAAAAAAGTCCCCCCTTGGCCCACCAAAAAAGTTGGTTAGCCAAAAAAAAATGCCCGGCGCTTTTGCGAGTGCCGGGCTAAAGGGAGAATTTGATGAAGATTCCTATCAAATAATAACATAAAAAAATGTTTAAGTCATCTTTAATATAGTTGAGCATATTAAAAAAATACTTAGTAACAACAATGGCTAAGACAAAGTATTCGGAGAGTTTTGGAAGGGCTTCACGAAATGCAAAGACGCTTGAACGTGGAGAGTATCTTTCGCGCGCAAGAGAATTTGCAAAGCGTGGCAAAGAATTGCCACAAGCTAAGCTGCTTGACGTTGAAGTGGAAAGAATCAGGTCAGCAGCTAAGCAGCGCGAGAAACTACGCGCCTACATTCGAGAAAACCTGAGCAATTTGGCGCTTGCAAAGGAATATGGCGTTCACGTTCGAACGATTGAAAAGATTCTGCAATATGACACATGGAGTCACGTTATATGACATCAATTCAAGAACTTATCGACAAGCATCACGAGAATAAAAAAGAGGCACCAAGGGCGCATATTGGTGCATCTCTGATTGGCCATCCCTGCGACAGATGGGTGTGGTTGTCGTTTCGCTGGGCCGTCCAGCCCCAGTTCCCTGGCCGCATCCTGCGCCTGTTCAGGCGTGGCCAGATGGAGGAGGCCACTATCGTGTCGGACCTGCGCGCCATTGGCATGGATGTGCGCACCAGCCGGCAGCAGGCGCGCGTGGACTTTGGTGCGCATGTGTCCGGCAGCATAGACGCAATTATTGAATCTGGTGTTCCAGAATCTCCGAAAAATCGACATATTGCTGAGTTCAAGACCCACAATATAAAGTCTTTTAATGACTTAGAAAAAAATGGGGTAAATAAATCAAAGCCAGCTCATTTTGTTCAGATGCAAATATATATGCACGGAACAAAGATAGATCAAGCGTTGTATGTCGCTGTTTGCAAAGACGATGACAGAATATACACAGAAGTAGTGCGATATGAAAAAGATATTGCACAGCGATATATTGATCGAGGTCATCGACTAGCGCTTGAAGATAGAATTCCGCCGCCCATCAGCACCGACCCGAGCTGGTATCAGTGCAAAATGTGCGATGCGCACGAGTTCTGTCACGAGACAAAAACTACTAAGCATGTTAATTGCCGCACCTGCGCGCACAGCACGGCAAAGGTGGACAGCACTTGGCGCTGCGAGAGGCACGATGCAGATGGCATTCCGGTGGAGTTTCAGCGCCATGGTTGCGAAAGCCACGTTTTGCACCCAGACTTGGTGCCTTGGGAGTTAAAAGACGGCCCGGATGAGTGGACGGCAGTTTATGTGATTAACGGCAAGGATGTTGCCAATGGCGAAGGCTGCGCAAATGTTTACACCAGTCATGAGATTTTAGCCAATCCTAAGGAAAATGAGGAGAGTTACTGATGAATCTTCGAGACTACCAGTCCAGAAGCATTGAGATGCTGTATTCCTGGCTTGAGAAGAACCCAGGGCATCCATGTGTTGTTATGCCAACAGGAGCAGGGAAAAGCCACGTCATTGCAGCACTATGCAAGGACGCACTTCAAATGTGGCCAGAAACGCGCGTTTTGATGCTCACGCACGTCGGTGAATTGATCATTCAAAACGCTGAAAAAATGCGTCAGCATTGGCCTGGCGCACCAATGGGAATTTACAGCGCAAGCGTTGGCAAGCGCCAGCTTGGAGAGCCGATCACATTTGCTGGCATTCAGTCTGTGCGCAGCAAGTCGGCGCGGCTTGGGCATATCGATTTGGTAATCATCGATGAGTGTCATTTGGTGAATCACAAAGATCAAGGGGGGTATAGAAAGTTGCTGGATGAGTTGAAGGCCATAAATCCCGCTCTGAGTGTAATCGGACTGACGGCAACGCCATACCGGTTAGGGCACGGGCTGATAACTGAAAAGCCTGCGCTGTTCGACGATCTGATAGAGCCGGTCAGCATCGAGGAGTTGGTCTTCAAGGGTTACCTGGCCACGCTACGCAGCAAGGTCACCAAGGCCAAGCTGGACACATCTGGCGTTCACAAGCGAGGAGGAGAGTTCATTGAATCAGAGCTGCAGGCCGCCGTCGACACCGACGACAACAACCAGAAGGTGGTGCGCGAGATCATCAATCTGGCCGGTGACCGCAAGGCCTGGCTGGTGTTTTGTACAGGTGTCAAGCACGCACAGCATGTAGCCGAAGTACTGCGCCAGCAAGGCGTGACTGCGGAGTGCGTGACTGGCGAGACACCCAAGAAGGAGCGCGAGCGCTTGCTGTCCGAGTTCAAAACTGGCCGGCTTCGTGCCCTGACAAACGCAAATGTGTTAACGACAGGATTTGATTACCCCGATATTGATCTGATCGCTATGCTCCGGCCAACGATGAGCCCCAGTCTTTACGTCCAAATGGCAGGTCGAGGCATGCGGGTCAAGAGCCATACGGATCATTGCCTGGTGCTGGACTTTGCTGGAGTGGTGGCAACGCATGGGCCGATCACCGCAGTACAGCCGCCAAAGAAGGCCGGAGATGGCAATGGTGAAGCTCCTGTCAAAGTATGCGACAACTGTGGCGAGCTTTGCGCCATTGCTGTTGATACTTGCCCGGCTTGCGGGCACAAATTCCCAGAGCCTGATCGAAAGAAACTTGAGCTGAGAAATGATGACATTATGGGATTGGAAGGCATCAGATTTGATGTCACTTCCTGGACCTGGCGCAAGCGAATTAGTAAAGCATCTGGAAAAGCAATGCTGTCATGCACATATTATGGAGTTCTGTCTGATAAACCCATCACAGAATATTTTGCAGTACTGCACGGAGGCGATGCTGGAGACATAGCCATGCGGACACTTCTGAGGATGGCAACATCATCGGGAGCCAATCTTGCCGAGGCCGCGCGGATGGAATTAGGCGAAG